ACGATGCAAGCACAAGCAGGTGGAGGTAAATATAATTGCTTTGACATGGTCATTGATAATATTAACCGGTATAGCGATTTAACCAGTTACTACAATGATGCGAAAGCACGTATGAATCTAAAAGGAATCACCATTTAAGGCACTCGAAAGAGTGCTTTTTTATTGCCGAAATTAGGGGGAAGGCATGGACTTTTTAAGTCAAGTTCTAGTCGGCATTAAATCTCATGCACACATACTCTTTACTGGATTCCTTGGAGCCGCTTTCGGTTTCCTATTAAGTAAAGAGCCTCTCCGAGATAAGTGGGTGGGATTTATTGCTGGCTGTATTTTATGCGTTGTGTTTGCTGAACCGGTGAGCCATTTTTTAGCAGGGGGCAAGTATCCTGAGCTATTTGGTTTTGCATTAGGTGCAGCGGGTAAAAGCACAGCCGAAGCTCTTTTAGCATTGATGCGCTCTCGATTATTGGGAGCAGTCAAAAAGGAGGATAAGGATGCTTCTAATAATCAGTAAAGCAGCCGTATTTCTATTTGTATTGTGTTTCGCTGTATTGGTCTTCCATCCAAAGATTAAGTTGCCACATCACATAGATTTTATGCTGATGATGTCGATTGTTTTTGGCATTGCGCTTCTTGTTAAAGATACCTATGTAGCAAGCCCAGCAGGCACACTTTTTCATGGCACTGTAAGTATTGTTTGTGCGCTATTTACATGGCGTCTTTATAAAAGAGAGGCATCTAAATCATGAGCACTAAACCATTCTTTGATGCTGCACGTGTCATCGCAGGCGGCAAGCTTACACAAGCACAAGTAGATGAACTAAATAATGTTGTCGATAAACTTGCACCAAGTGGAAAAACCATAAGTGATGTTGGTGTAGATTTAATTTCAGGGTTTGAAGATACCCGATTCAAAGCTTATGACGATGGTGTAGGGGTTTGGACCATTGGTACAGGTACGACAGTTTACCCAAATGGTGTGAGGGTTAAGCAGGGCGATACTTGTACACTTGATCAAGCTAAAGCCTACTTTAAACATGACTTGGCTAAATTTGAAAAGGCTGTAAATAGTTCTGTTATAGTTCCATTAACTCAAAACCAGTTTGATGCTTTGGTGTCACTGACTTACAACATTGGGGCTGGTGCTTTTAAGGGTTCGACTTTATTGAAGTTGCTTAACAAAGGCGACTATCAAGGCGCTGCAGATCAGTTCCCAGCTTGGAAAAAGGCAGGTGGCAAAGTCCTACCTGGTCTAGTTCGTCGCCGAGAAGCTGAGCGAGCACTATTTTTAAAGAAGTAACTTATATGTGTAAGCGTACTAAAGTTGCATCAATCATCACAATGCTGTGCTTAATCTTCTCAGGTTGCACAGCTCACACTATTAATACTTCAGTAAATGTTGGGATTTGTGTTAAGGCTTTGTAGGTTAATTCTTTATCTCAAGTAGAGATTCCCACCTGAACGGGTTATTGCTCAACTTATCTCGAGACATGGCCCAATTTCTACTAGGCACATAGCAAGTTCCAATACCCAGCTTCTTTTTGCCAAATCTTGTGTGGACATTATCAAGAGCTTGCATCAGATGTTCTTTCTTTTCTATTTTTTCAAAGTCGGTAAGTAGGTCATATGTATGTCCTGACTTTGGCTCTAGACATGTCAAAATAACACCGCATTTCTTGAATTTAATGCCTTCTTTAAAGATATGGCTAACCATAACTACAGCTGCTTTAACAAAATCTAGAGCGCAATCGGTTGGTTCGGGAAATGCATAAGAAATAGATTTATTATAAAAAGGCGCACTCTCATCAAAAGGGCTAGATTGCACAAAGACAATTAGGCATCCGCATAATGATTCATCGTCTCTTAGTCTTTTACATGCCTCTTGTGCATGCATTGCTATAGCTTCTTTTAAATCATTTAGCTCGGTTACTTTAGCTCCAAAGGAACAAGACTTGATGATTTGTTTTTTTGAAGGTGGGGTGTCTTCAATCTCAATGCATGAGATGCCCTGTAACTCATTAATAGTCCGCGCCATTACAATTGAAAATTGGCGCTGCATTTCCCTTGCTTCAGTACAGGCTAGGTCCAATACTGTTTTAACTCCCATAGAATGCAATTTCTTTGCGTGTTTACGACCAACACCCCAAACTTCACTTACATCTATTTGTGAAAAGTAATATTCTTTATTGCATGGATCCATGTTGACTAGGTCGCAAACACCATTAAAGCCTTGATTTTTCTTAGCTATATGATTGGATAGCTTTGCTTCCGTCTTGCTGCGACCTATTCCCACGCACACAGGCAAACCTATCCATTTCAATATCTTAGCCCGCATATCTTGACCAACTATTTCTAAATCAAAATTCTTTTCATAGGCAGTAAAATCTACGAAACACTCATCAATTGAATAACCTTCTACTTCTTCTTCTGTGACATATGAACCAAGTATCTTATGAAAGCGTCTAGACATTTCGGCATAAAGTGCATAATTACTAGATAAAACAATCACATTGTGCTGTTTAACAATTTCTTTGATCTGAAATAAGGGCACACCCATCTTAATATTTAGGGCTTTGGATTCGTTGCTGCGTGCGACAGCGCAGCCATCGTTGTTTGATAAGACGATGACAGGTTTGTTATTTAAACTTGGATTAAAGACTCTTTCACATGAGACATACATGTTATTAACGTCTATGAGAAAAAAGACTTTTTCCTCATGTTTCATGATCGTTTTCTTGTATTTTTTAAGATAAAAGTTACAACGCCCCAAATTAATAATTCTTGTCCATCACTTAGGTGGATATCTTCATAATCAGGATTTTCTGCTTTTAACCATCGTTCTTCTTCATCAATGATGAGGCGTTTTACGGTGAAATCATTATCTACAAGGGCAACAACAATATCGTTATGTTTGGCCTCAAGGCTGCGATCCACTACAAGCTCGTCATCTATATCAATTCCTGCATTTAACATTGATAATGATGCGACTCTTACAATAAAAGTAGCTGTTTCATTTTTTATTAAGTGCTCATTCATATCGAGAGCTTTATCAATGTAATCTTGTGCAGGCGAAGGGAATCCCGCGGAAATCTTTTCGATTGCTAAAGGAATGGAAATTCTAGTCGATGGAGTAACCAATTTTATAGAGGAAACCTCTGTCAAAGCGTTACACTGCCTAAGGTGGGGCTTAATCTCAATAATGGACGGGCTTGAAGTGCTCATAGTTACTCCTTGAATTTGTTACGTATTCAAGATGATATGCTAGAGCAAGAAAGAAATTCAAATTTAAAAAACTGTGGATAAATAAGCACTAGTCGTAACTTGTCGCGCTCATTAGTGCATTTGGTCGGAAATTATACGTATTTTAATTTGCTGATTTTTTAGGTTTTGGGAAGTAGTCGGCGGTAAATTCACCTAAAGGCATATCAAAGAAAAACTTATCAGCATCCTCTTTCTTACAGTTCAGCCAGTCTTCCCTGTATTCTTCAGGTATAACTATTATTGATCTTTTCTCATCTTCTGGCTTGTGGAACTGACTCATGAAGGGGTGGTTATCAGCATTAATTGTGAGCAGAGACATTGAGCGAACCTGTTGCCCATCAATCACAGTTGAATCATAAATAGCAGCTACTGTAAAGGGTAAGCCATCCTCTCGAAAAATTCCCCATCTTTCCGCTTTACCATTTACATACCTTGGTTCGTAAATCTTTTCGACTGGGATTAAAGCAAACTGACTTTTAGCCCATGCATGTCTAAAGCTTGGCTTTTTATCCACTGTCTCAGTGCGAGCATTGTATGTGTACTTTGAAAACTTTAGATCATGGTTCCAAGGTGGAATCATCCCGAATTTGACTTCTCTCCATTCTATATCTCCATCTTTAGAAAAAATAAGAGGGCAGTCATAGCCGGGGTAGACATCGGCTTTATATTCGAAAGTCGGCTCGAAGAGATCTAGAAGGTGAACACGGTCTTTACTGATAGGTTCGTAATTGGCACACATATTTAGATCCCTCTAAAAGCTATTTAATCAATCCTATGTCAGCTATGTATTAAACTCACTACCATAAAATTATTCCTTAAACCCAGTGACCATCCTATCTCTTTATAAAATGGCTCACCATACTTAATAGTATGTTCAATGTAAAAATAGACCCAATCTCTCATTTGATATTTCCCATCTATTCAGTCAGTGATTTAATTTTTTCAATCCACTTTGCATATGCTTCAGTTTGCTGTGGTAAGTATTCGTAATAATCATAAGTGCCTTGTTCGCCAGACATTACATGACCAATCATGAGCTGAGCTACATCACGTGATGTAAATGCGCTGAAGTTGGTACGAGCTGTTCTTCTTAGGTCATGAAGAGACCAATGTTTCATATGGTAATCATGATGTCTTCTAAGGCGCTCCATTAAATAGCTAGGCAGCGAATTAGATGAACCATGGCTCATAGGAGTTTCTTCACTATCATTTGTTAAGAAATACTCAGAAGTGTTGTACTCGAAAGCTTCGACAATTAATGCCTCCATTTCAGGCAAAATAGGGCGAATAATTTCACGGCCAGTCTTCTTACCAGTCTTATTATTTATTACTGGCACGATCCAGACTTTTCTATTTAAATCGAAATCTGTCTTTTTAGCTTTTCTAAGCTCACCATTTCGACAACCAAACATTAAGCATAATTTTAAGAAGATCTTATTTTTAGGTAAAATATTCGACTCTTCAATCGCAAGCCAAACCATTTTAATTTCTTCATCAGTAAGAAATCTGGTTCCTCTATTCCTCTCAATACCTAAATCTTCTTTCGCATAGATATCAGACAAAACATTTACTTCAAGCAACTGTCTTTTCTTGGCCCACTTTAGAACCTGTTTTGAATTTGTTAATACACGATCTGCAATAGATGGCACATTATCAGCTAATTCCTCAAGTAAAGCTAACCACTGTTGCAATGTGATCCGGTCAATTGGTAAATCACCAATCTCAGAAATTACATGTTGCTCAAAAGTATTCTTAATTTGCTGAGCAGAAGTTTTCTTCTTCAAACAATAACTTTGATACCAATCATTAAAAACTTCTTCAAATGTACTTGCATCAATATATTTTTGTTGTTGAATGCGTTGTTCAAGTTTTGGGTTTAATCCCTTGTCTAAAAGTGCACGCATCTCACCAGCTTTAATTCGAGCATCTTTTAAAGAAATGTGAGGGTATGTGCCTAAGTCTAACCGGTCAGCTTTACCTGCAAATCTATAGCGAAGTTGGAAAACAATTTTGCCTTTAGGTGAGACCCGAACTCCCATTGAGTCACGATCTGCTATTTCTTCAACTTTCTCTCGCACCTTGCCATTATTAGCTTTCAGCCACGCTTCAGTTAAAGCCATAGTCCACCTGTGTACATAATTTTAGTTGAGCAAACGGAAAGTACGAATATGTACACGCATGTGTACATAATTGACGAGACTTATTCTGTCCTAAAATGTCTTAGTGTGTCTATATTAAAAGTAGGGGAAATATTGAGGAATAAAGCTTTTATTGTAATTCTTGTCTTGATCTGTCTTAGAGTGACTAAATGGCATTAATTCTTTTGAACGATTAATGCCATAGTTTTTCCATATAAGCCATGACCCTGAGAGGCTTTTCAGGGTCAGTTACACAAAAAGTGAAGACTTATTTTTGTTCAAGCCATGCAGGTAATGCAGCAATA